CTATTAAAAACAAACTGCGGGAGAGCAACGGCCTCCGTAAAATTGCAGAAAAGATAAAGGTAATGGACATCGACAAGCAGCCACACGAAGTGTTGCTCAACCCAGATCGCATGTCGATAGTAATTGCTGATACAACCAACTCACCTTTTATCCGATGCAACATTAATGGTGGTGATAGCAATGCCTACTGGTTCAACCTTGAAAATCCAACATACATGCACAATTTCAAAGGTGAGCCAATCTTCCTAATTGAGCAGGCAGACAGTGAATTCTACAAATCCATTTTCGACTTGTTCGATGAGGAAATGAAGAAAGAAGGAAAGGCGGATTACCCGGTAGTGTTTCGTGACTTCAACACTGATACTTATTGGAATGGCATATACAACCCAAACATAAACGAATTTGAAACTCTAAAGCCTACATCAAGACAGTCCATCGAGGACTTTATGCGATCGCACGGTCGCCCAGCACCTGACTTTGTGCCGGATGCTGACATGTCGTTTGATCCAACCAATACAGGACCCACTGTCGACCTAACTTCGGTGCCTTACCGTGTGAATACGTTCAAACGCACCATGTTTATGAACAACGCAATTAAACCGGCTGAGCCACTAGAAATAGGTTACGTCTCAAAAATCCAAGATAAATGCCCTACTATCTACAAACTTATGAAACACATTCTGGGCGATGGACAACAAGAAATAGAACGCTTTTTCAACTGGCTGGCTTATATCTATCAAACAAAAGAAAAAGCAAAAACTGCATGGGTGCTAAGCGGAGTACCAGGGACTGGTAAAGGCGTGTTTGCTTACCAAGTGCTGCGACCACTGTTCAGCGAAGAACAAGCACCCGTAAAGACACTCGAAAATCTCGAAGAGCAGTTCAACTCATACCTGCAACAAGCGCTTGTTTGTGTTGTAGACGAGTTCCACATGGCAAGCAGCGCTGCTACTCAAAAAGTTGCTAACAAACTAAAAAACCAGATTACTGAGCCAAGCGTTACGATCCGCAAAATGCGAAGCAATCAAGTAGAGGTGCCAAACTACACGAGCTTTATTTTTCTGACTAATCACGTAGACGCAATTCGTATTGAGCCCGGCGATCGGCGTTACAACATCGCACCGCGTCAAGAGCAAAAACTACTGGATAAGCACCCAGAAATAGCATCAGAGTTCCCACTTATCGCAAAAGAATTGCTGCATTTTGCTGGTGCACTAGAAACATTTAAGTACAACGAGCCGTTAGTACGTATGCCTGTAGACAACGACGCAAAACGCCTCATGAAAACAGCATCCCTCAGCGTTTTTGAAGAATTCTGCGACGCTTTAAAGAACGGCACATTAGATTGGTTCAACGATATTCTTGAAATCAAAATCACAAATGTCATGAATTCAGGAGAAATTGATGCTGCTCAGCGGTTTGTTAAAAGCTGGATTGCAGACGCACACGCAAACCGATATAGCGTAATCTCAACAGACGCACTACGAGTTGCATACAACGTATTAACAGAAGCTCGCCCTCCCCTGTCACCAATTGACTTTAAGAAACGTCTTACTAGAAACAACATTGAAATAGTACGCAAACGTACTGCGGACGCCGATAGAACAGCAAACCCTATTCGTGGCGTGCACGTTAAATGGCGTACTGACGAAGTGTCTTTACAGTCAGTAATTAAGACTTATTTTACAAATGAAGACGCTGCCCTCTTGCGTACTTCCAGTAATTAGCTACACTAATGCCTGACATTACGTCGGATTTCAATATGACTGTTGCACTTACGCAGGACTCCCGTCCTGACGTAGAAAAAATAACCGCTGCGCCCACTGAACTTGGACCAATAATTGCCTGGTCTTATTCTGCTCTCAAAGTCTTCGAAGAATGCCCTTACCGCGCTTACATACAGCGCGTCAAAAAAGTGCAAGAACCAAGCAGCCCTGCAGCTGACCGGGGTACGCACATCCACCAAGAAGCAGAAGACTACGTCAAAGGCGAACTGAGTGACTTACCTGATAGCCTCAAAAAATTCGAAGACGACTTTAAAGAGCTCCGACATCTTTATGCTGAAGCACAAGTCGAGCTAGAAGGTGAATGGGGCTTTACCAAAGAGTGGGAAGTCTGCGGCTGGATGGAAGGTCGCACTTGGGCTCGCATCAAGCTAGACGCTTTGGTACATCAAGACGAGCAAAGCGCTCGCGTTATTGATTACAAAACAGGCAAGAAGTTTGGCAACGAAATATCGCATTCACAACAAGCCTTGTTATACGCGATCGCTACTTTCTTACGTTACCCAAATCTTGAGTTTGTCCAGACTGAGCTGTGGTACTTGGACAAAAACGAGACAACTAAACGCTCCTACACGCGCGCTGAAGCTATGGAATTTTTCCCGGCCTTTAACGCACGCGCCGTCAGGATGACAACAGAAACGGAGTTCAATCCAACACCTTCAAAAAGCTCATGTCGATGGTGTTCTTACCGCCAAGGCGATGATCCCCAATGCCAATGGGGTGTTAGCTAACAACGGAGGCTAGTTATGCAAAATAAAATATTAGCTGTATTTGCAACAACTCTACTAATATCTGGTTGTGCGTCTAGCACTACCGAATATTACAGAGCAGTAGAAGCTGCTGCCAAAGCAAATGCTGCTGCTTCGCAAGCTAAATTTGACGCCCTTTCTGCAATCGCAGCAGCTGGAGATGGCCAAGCAGCGAGCGCTGCAGTTATGGCACTTGCGCTAACACAAACACCAACTATCACACCTGTGCCACAGCAATCGCAGGCACTTCAGTGGGCTTCAATATTAGCTGCGCCTATAAGTAATTTAGGTATGATGTGGTTACAAACCGACTCGACCAAAGCCATGGCGGAATACAACCGCGATGTATCTCTTGCTCGTATATCCGCTGATTCAGTAAACCAACAAGCCTTATACGGATCTTTTGTTGCGGCTAACGCAACAACGGCAGACGTTGCACTCGGCGGGTTTAACGCGATGGGCAATGTTGATTACACGCCATTCATTGACGGCATGGTTGATCTAGGCACTGCTGGCATCAACGGAGCAGTAGATCTGGGCACTGCGGGATTTGACGCGAATACTGCTATTGCGACAGTTGGCCTAAACAGCACAACCCAGCTTGGCGTTACCGGCATGAACAACCTGACCAACCTCGGGGCCGCTGGTTATGTGAGCTTGGTGGGGCTGGGTACGGCAGGCCTTGACTCTACAGTTGCCATGGGATCGGCAGGTCTTGATGCCGCGACCACTCTTGGCGTCGCTGGCCTAGATACTGCAACGACTCTGGGTACGGCTGGTTTGGATACCGCCACAACTCTCGGCATTGCGGGCATGGACGGCATATCTGGCGTAGCGACAGATGGCTTCACGAATATGCTGGACATTGATTCAAACAACAACAGCCTATTCAGCAGTATCTGGTCTAGCTATCAAACGTCCATACAGAACCTGCTTGACTCGATCCCGACCTGCACGGCTTCAGTTGCGGCAGACGGCTCCACATCAACTAGCTGTAACTGAGCATGATCACAATAAATAGATTTGCATACCACCCGACAGGGACGTTGGGTGTTATGACAATCCCCGCAAACAAAGTTCATAAGTTCTACACCATTGAGCGCCCTTGGCTGGACAACAAGCCGTTCGAGTCTTGCATCCCGCTGGGGGAATACTCGCTCAAATGGAAGGAGTCTCCCAAATTCGACTGGTGTTATGAGGTCGAGAAAGTCGAAGGCCGCACCCATATTTTGATTCACGTTGCTAACTACCCAACCGACGTGGTCGGGTGTATTGGCCTCGGCGAATCCCTAATGGGGGACCGCATCGCTGTAGGAAATTCTAGAGCGGCGATGGCGGCGTTTCATGATGTCACGGGGGGCAGGCCTTGGCAGTTACGAATCGCGAATGCGCCGTATGCGGCGTTAAAAAGCCCCTAACCGATTTTCCCCTCCACGGAAGGGCTAAATACCGCAAGCGAACTTGTGCTGTTTGCTATAGGGCAAAAAAAGAAACTTACAAGTCTTCGAGTCCCGAGGCCTATCTATTTACTCGGCTGAACAACAAGGCCCGCAAGGTAGAGGTCAGCATTACCAAAGAAGATCTGCGGGCGATGTGGGATGCGCAACACGGAAAGTGTGCCATCACGGGGATGCACATGACCTACTACCCCCGCCGGATGAGAGATTCGACGGGACTGAACGCATCGGTAGACAGGATCGACCAGAGCAAAGGTTATGAGAAGGGCAACGTCAGGCTGGTTTGTTACAGGGTAAACCTTATGCGTCATTCGGGGGAAGACGCTGACTTGCTGTGGTGGTGCAAGCAAATCATACAGGGGCTAGAGGGTGAATGATCAGGAGCTAATGGAAGCGGCACGGGTATTTAAATCAGACTTTCCCGTGTACGCAAAAAACGTCCTGAAGGTCATCAACAAGGAGGGCGAGCAGGTTCCCTTTAAGTTGAACGACGGCCAGAAGATGGTTCATCAGCAACTGGAACAGCAACTCAAGGAGCAGGGGAAGATACGCGCCCTGATCCTGAAGGCGAGACAGGTAGGGATCTCAACGTATGTGGAAGGTAGATTCTTCTGGAAAATTACGCAGACGCGGAATGCCAATGCGTTCGTTCTTTCGCACCTTGCGGAATCGACTAACGCGATTTTTAACATGGTGCGCTCGTTCTACGATGGCGTTCCTCACCCAGCTTTCAAGCCAAAACTCAGTAGTCAGAGTGCCGCCACCCTTGTCTTCGATGAGATCAACTCGCGATATCGAGTGGGTACAGCACGATCAACTCAGACAGGGCGAGGACAGACTAACCGCTTTGTCCATGGATCGGAGGTCGCCTTCTACCCGCAGGGAGCAGACATCGTAGCCGGTTTGCTACAGACGGTCGGTGGTAACGGCAGTGAGGTGATCCTTGAATCCACCGCTAACGGGGCGGGCGGCTGGTTCTACGACCAAGTCATGAAGTCCCTTCGCGGCGAGACAGACTGGATTACCTGCTTTGTTCCTTGGTATGCCATGCAGGAGTATCGCGCCAAGGTGCGCCCGTACTTCGAGCGGACCAAGGATGAGGAGCAACTGGCGGCTAAGTACGGTCTGGATGACGAGCAACTCCAGTTCCGCCGCAACAAAATGGACGAACTGGGCGGGCATGATCTGTTCAGACAGGAATACCCAACCACTCCGATTGAGGCGTTCCTTACGTCAGGCCGCTGTTTTGTGGAGGAGGATGTTCTCGCTGACGCGGAAAGAGAGTGCTACACCCCTGACTTCATTGGCGAGTTCCGCAGTGACGGGATGTCCGAGCGCTCCTCCGGCCCTTATCGGGAGTGGCATCCGCCCAACCCAGACGACTCATACGTCATTGGTGTAGACGTTGCGGAGGGCTTGGCATACGGGGATTACTCCGTGGCGCAGGTACTGGACTCGCGTGGTAGGCAGGTTGCTTGCTACCACGGCCACATCGATCCGTGGGAGTGGGGCAACATCGTCGGGATGATTGGCCAGCGGTACAACAGCGCCTACATCATCGTCGAAAGAAACAACCACGGACTGACTACGCTCCGCCGGTTGCAGGAATTGAATTACCCGTCCCTATTCGTTGAGAGTTCTGTGGATGGTGCATACGGGGACCGCATGACGAAGCGCGGCGGTTTCCTGACTACGAGCAAAACTAAACCGTTAATCATCGACAACCTCGCCGCGTTACTTCGGCAGAGGGATTCTGGCATTGCAGACCTTGAGTTAATCAAAGAGTTGCGGACGTATGTTATTGACGAAAAAGGGACTACCAATGCTCAAAACGGCTGTTATGATGATAGGGTGATGGCCTTTGCCATTGCCCTCCACGGATTGGCTTCAATGCCTCGACCTAAAGTTTTGCCGGTCGGCAGGCGCTTCAAAACTGTTGACACCGTGGTGGGATGGTAATGGACGAATACCTCGAAGAGGGTGTCGGGTTTGATGTTGAGAATCCGGACGGCACTCAAGAGTCAGAATTGCAATCGCTCGGTGCAAGGCTTATGTCCTTGTTCATCGAGTACAAGGATGCCCGTAGGGAAACTGAAGATGAGTGGATCAAAGATCTGCGTCAGTTTTCTGGGCAATACGACCCCAGCACCTTAGCTCGTCTGGAAGAAGCTTCCGGATCCCGAAGCAAGGTCTTTGTTGGACTCACTCGCACAAAAGTTATGGCCGCGTACAGCAGGCTTGTGGACCTGTTGTTTCAGAGCGGTGACGCATTTTTTGGCGTAGAGCCTACCCCTCGCCCTAGCATCAACCCGCTCAAGCGGGCTGAGATGCAACAGATGTTGATCCAAAACATCGTTCAGTTTGGTCAGGGACAGCCAGAAGAAGTTATCCGTCAGGTGCTAGCGGAAAACGAAGAGGCTATCCGCAAGGGGCTACAAGAGCAGGAAGAGCGTCTGGCCCTGATGGCTTCTGAGGAAATGCAGAAGGATATCGAAGACCAGCTAATTGAAGAGAATACTGAGCAGAAGATGAAGGAGGCCATTCTTGAGGCCTGCATCTTTGGCTCCGGCGCTGTTAAATCAGGCACAGTGAAGATCGACCGAGTTCAGTCCTACCAGCGGATGGAAGACGAAATGGGCCGGTCTACCTACGCGATGGTTATGGAAGAGCAGGCGCGTCCCGAGATTGAGTCGGTGTCGATCTTTGATCTGTATCCCGACCCCTTCTGCACCAGCCTTGAGGATTGCCACGGAATGTTCCGTCGTCACGTCCTTACGCGGAGGCAGTTCCGAGAGTTGGCGGAGACTCCAGCTTTTGACACGGAAGTCATTCTCGCCATGTTGCGGGATCACAGAACGGGAAACCATGAAGAAGAGGATCACGAAAGGACTCGCCGCCAAATCGCTGGTATTAATGAGCATGGCGATTCCAAGCGGTTTGAATTGCTGGAGTTCTGGGGATCCATTGATGGCTATGACCTTAGAGAGGTTGGAGTCGAACTTCCGGAGGGTTCCGACCCCAGTCAGGACTTCGACGCGAATATATGGATTGTCGCGGGTAAGGTTATTAAGGCCTCTCTGAATCCGGTCAAAGGCTACCGAATTCCTTACAACATCTTCCCGTATGAACGCACACCTCACCAGTTCTGGGGTGTAGGTGTTCCGCGCATGATGCGTGATTCACAGCAAACCATGAATGCGGCGACCCGCATCTGGCTAGACAACATGGCCCTGTCTTCGGGTCCGATGGTTGAGGTCAACACTGACCTGCTCGCGGCGGGTGAAGATCCAACCGATCTCCACCCGTGGCGAGTCTTTTTACGCTCGGGAGGAGACGGGTCCATGCCAGCGGTCAGGTACTATCAGCCTGTCGCTAACGCCAACGGCCTGAATCAGATTATCGAGATCTTCCGGCGCTTTGCTGATGAGACGACATCACTGCCGTCGTACACTCACGGCGAGCAAACGAAGAGCTTAAACAAGACGGCGACGGGCATCTCAATGCTGATGGGAGCGGCTAACGTAGCGCTCAAAAGCACCATCAAAAACATTGACGATTTCCTCATACGCCCTATGATTGAATCATTGTTCCACTTCAATATGGAGTTCGGAACAAATGAGCGAGCGAAGGGCGACCTCAAGGTCGTAGCTCGCGGTAGCACCGCACTTGTGCAGAAAGAAGTGCAGAGCCAGAGACTTCTTCAATTCCTCTCTCTGGTTTCAAATCCCATGGACTCTCAGCTAGTTGATCGAGGCAAGCTCCTGCGTGACATCGCGCAGAGCATGGACATCGATCCTGCTGACGTTATCAAGTCTGAGGAACAGCTAATTGCCGAACAACAAGCGCTATTACAGCAACAGCAAATGCTCGCCGCGTCAGGCGCGGGCGGTCAAGGTGTTGGCCCTGACGGAGGAATGGCCCCTCCTGATGGAGTTGCTGGCGGAGCGATTGGCTGACGCTCAGACCAAATTAGAGTCTGCGGATAAAAACAATTTTAGGTTCGAGCAAGGTCGGGTAGCCGAGCTACGCGAAATGCTTGAGCTAGAACAAGCCGCTGAAGCGGTAATCGATGCGGAGCGGTCGCTGAGAGCGCGGCCCCCAAGCATCGACTGACGGACACCCCTAACAGGAACCGGAAGATGAGAGTAGATCCAGCAAAACTTGAAGCGGAAGCACAGGAGTTAATCGCCCAGATCAAAGGTGAAGTTCCGGCCCCTCAAGAAGAGGAAACGCCAGAGGAAGTTCAGCCGGAGGTTGAGGCACAGGCACCCGAAGAGCCAACGGAAACTGCCGAAGAACCTGTGGAGGCTCCCGTCGAAGACGAGCGCGGCGAATTGTCCGAGACGGAGTTAGCCCTGAAAAAGGCTGACGAACGCTACAAGAATGCACAAAGGAAGATGACTCAGGCAACAACTGAGGCCAAAGAACTGCGACGTTTGCACGAGCAGACAATGGCTGAGTTGAACAACCTGAAGCGTCAGCTTGCAGAGAAAGACGTCGATCTGGAGAAGTTGAAGCAAGTCAGGGAAGAGTACCCAGACCTAGCGGCACCAATTCTGGATGCGATGGAAAGGACGCAAGCACAAGTTGCCGAGACCAATGCGGAGATTGAACAACTCCGGCAGGTGAGAGATCAAGAGGTTCAAGCCAAAGCGCAAGAACAACACATGGCTCTCATTAGGGAAGCTCACCCAGATCTGGACGACATCGTTCAATCGGGAGACTGGGCTGACTGGCTGGAGGTACAGAACGACGAGATGCAACGCTACGCTGAGCGCGGAAACGTGCCAGAAGTTGTTTATCTGTTGAACAAGTTCAAGAGCGACATTGGTTTCCGTCAACCGACGCCGCAAGAGCGGGCATTGGAAAAGGCGAAAGCGGCGGCAGAGCCAAAGCTCCCTAAATCCAGAAAGCCCGATACT